CACACAGGATTCAAGTACTGACGGTGCGCACTACATGGCAGAGTCGCCGTTCGTCGCTGAAGGTTTGGTGTGCAGTTCGTGTGTGTTCTACAACGGGGCACGCGCCTGCGAAATCGTTGAGGGTGACATTGCACCCGAAGGTATCTGCAAAAAGTGGATTATTCCCGACCGACTCATAGTCGGTGATACCGTTGAAACTGAAATGGAAATGAACGAAACATATGAACCTGCCGTGCGATATGACGCGCTAGAAATCCAGCACCGCAAGGTTCAGGGCCGTGACGTCGAATTCCGTACCGTTTCGTTTGGAAACATTGAGGTGCGTTCCGACATGGAAGGGCAGCCAATGCGGTTCCGTGGATATGCCGCCGTGTTCAACTCCCCATCAGAACCGTTGCCGTTCACTGAAACAATTCGCCCTGGCGCATTCAAACGATCACTGAACGCAGGTCGTGAGGTTCGCATGTTTGTGAATCACAACACCGATCTCGTTCTCGGTTCAACCCGATCTGGCACCATCACTGTCACTGAGGACAGCCGTGGCCTACTTGTCGAGGGTGAACTGCCAGACACCACGTATGCTCGTGATCTGTCAGCGTTGATGCAACGCGGTGACGTTCACGGCATGTCGTTCGGTTTCAGTGTTCCTCGTGGCGGTGACATCTGGTCAGAGAATGGTGCACAACGAATGCTGACTGAGGTTATATTGCACGAGGTTTCTGTTGTGACTGGTTTCCCCGCATACCCTGAAACATCTGGTGCAACTGTTCGCAACACAGAAACCGAAACACATATCGACGAAACATCTGCGAGCACTGTGCCCGTTGCGGTGGCTCGTCGAATGATTGATCTTTACGCCAAAAAAGCGTGAACACCTCAGATCGGAACATCAAGATCGGACCAGCATGACTGGCACCACCTCAGAATGTCACCACCTGAACCCCCAAAAACATCAACCCCCCAAACAGAAATGGAACAAAAACCATGAGCGAATACATCGCAAATTTATCTGACGAGCGGGCTAAGGCATGGGAACAGGCCAAAGCACTTCTCGATGTGGCAACCGCTGAAAAGCGTGATCTGTCCGCTGAGGAAAACCAAACGTTTGAACGCATCAACGCAGACCTCGACATCAAAGATGCTCGAATCAAGTCAATCATCGACGCCGAAACACGCGACCGTGACATCCAGGAAAGCCGTGCACGCTTAGGCGTTCCCGCAAACCTCGGTGGCGCTGCCGCTGAAGTTGACCAGGATGATGCAACGGTTCGCCGTTTGTTGGCTGGTGAACAGCGCACTGCAAAGTTCGAGAAGCGTGCGATCACTAAGTCAAGCGCCACAATGGTTCCGTCGTCAGTGTACGACCGCATCGTTGAGCATCTCGTGCAGGCCAACGTTGTTCGCCAGTACGCAACCGTTTTGACCACCGCATCTGGTGAGTCGTTAGCGATTCCGAAGTCAACCGCATTCAGCACCGCCAGCATCGTTGGCGAGGCTGCACAAGCGAGCGCATCGGACCCGACTCTCGGCACCGCTACCCTCGGCGCATACAAGTATGTCGTGCTCGTTCAAATGTCGAACGAACTCGCACAAGATGCCACCGTTGATGTCGCAGGTTTCCTGGCTCGCCAGGCAGGTTTGGCCATCGGTGTCGCAACTCGTGGACATATGACCACGGGCGACGGATCGAGCAAGCCTTACGGTATCGTCACCAACGCCACCACCGGCGTCACTGGTGCCGCAGCCGTTTCGGGTGTGTTCACCGCCGACAACCTCATTGACCTGAACTACTCGGTGTCAAGCACCTACAAGGCGCAACCAGGCGTGGCATGGATGATGAACTCATCCTCAATGGCCGCCGCACGCAAATTGAAGGACACCACCAACCAGTACCTGTTCGCACCAGGTCTCAATGGTGTTGCTGACACGTTGCTCGGTTTCCCCGTTCACATCAACGACTCGATGGCCTCCACTGCGGTCGCCGCTAAGTCAGTCCTATTCGGTCACTTGCCGTCGTACTTCATTCGTGAAGTCAACGGCATTGAAGTTGCCGTGTCAGACGACTTTGCGTTCGACTACTCGGTGCGCACGTTCCGTGTGAGCCTCCGCACTGACGGTGTTCTGGTCGATCAGACTGGTGCCGTGAAGTGTTTCGTCGGTGGCGCTGTCTCCTGATAGCCCTGCCATGATGGTCACCGTCACCGTGTCTCTGATGCGGTGACGGTGAACCACCACCCCATATCCGAACATTTTCTCTCAAAGGTCGCAGCATGAAAATCAAAATGCTCACAGCAATATCAGGAACCATTGATGGTCAAGAATGGCCCGCCATTGGTGGTGTCATTGAAGTCGCCGACCATGTGGCCGCTGACATGATTGCCAACAGGTTCGCCGAAGCCGACGAAACAGTCGAAACTGCCGCAGTGAACCCTGTGAAAGAAACCGCAGCCAAACCAGCCGCCAAAACTCGCAAGGCATAAATCGTGCCAATCACAACCGCGCAGGTGACAGTCGGAACGTCTCGCATACTTTTGCATCAGACTGATGCCGATGGGTGCACGATCTCACTTCATATGAGTGCGGGTTCAGGTCAACACATCCACATTGGTGACGCCACAGTCACCACTGCGAACGGTCTAGAAATTGATGCCCACCAGGTTATCCAATTCACCCTGCCACCCACGTCAGCACTTTACGGTGTGAAAGACAGTGGCACCGCAGAGGTCTCAATCATGGCGGTGAACTGATATGGCAATCACGAACGGGTACTGCACACTGGCCGAATTGAAAGCCGCCGCACGCATCACCGACAACGTTGACGACTCACTCCTAGAACGAGCAGTCGAAGCAGCCTCACGACGAATTGATGGCGAATGTTCACGCCGTTTCTACGTTGACGCAACAACCAGCGCCCGCACCTATGCAGCGAACCGCAACGCCTTTCTGTTCGTTGACGACATCTCAACCACCACAGGTTTGATCGTCAAAGTTGACGACCAGATGTCAGGCTCATTCAGCACCACCCTCACGGTCGGTGTTGATTACCAGACAGAACCCTCGAATGCTGCTGCGCAAGGCGAACCGATCACACTGCTGCGTGCACTAGATATTGATTTCCCTGTCGCAGAAAACAATCGTACCCTCATTCAAGTGACCGCCAAATGGGGATGGCCGTCAGTGCCACATGCCATTCGTGAGGCGACCGTGTTGCTAGCATCACGCCAGTTCAAACGCCTTGATTCACCATTGGGTGTTGCAGGATTCGGAGACCTCGGCGCCATCGTTGTCCGGCGCATTGATCCTGATGTTGCCGCAATGGTGGCACCGTACAAAACTTTCGTGGTGGCCTGATGCCCGCAGCGATCTCTAGCCTCAGGGCAGGGCTGGCCGCAAACCTGGCAACGATCAGTGGTTTGCGTGTTTACACAGTTCTCACTGATAACCCGCAGTTTCCTGCGGCCTTGATTTCGTTGGATCGTGTCGAATTTGACTCGACGATGGCGAGAGGTTGCGACAGTATTGAATTCACTGTCACTCTGGTTGTCGCACGAGCAGACGACCGCAGCGCCCAAAACAAACTAGAAACCTATTTGGCAGGCACAGGTGCCACATCGGTCAAAACTGCTGTCGAGAGTGACGTCACATTGGGCGGCGCTGCATTTGATGCACGCGTCACCGCAGCCGAACAGATTGGTACAGTGAACTCACCTGATGGCTCGACCTACCTATTCGTAGATTTCGCCGTCACCGTCACCGCATAAAGGAACGACCAGATGCCTTTTATTTCATCAAACCAAACCAGAGTGATCTACGGAACGAACCCTCTAGCGGCGATCCTGCGCACTGTCTCACCATCGGTGAATTTTGACATGCTTGAGACAACGACGCTGGCCGACACTGCCAAAACATTCCAGCCAGGGTTGGAGGATATCACCCTCAATCTTGACGGATTGTTTGACAGCACCAACGGTGCAGGCACCGCATTCGACAACATCATTGCCGCTATCACGGGCGAGTCAACGGTGGCCACATCGGTCGCACCTAGCGGTTTCGCAGTGACGAACCCTGTGTGGTTGCTAGGCACCAAAACGATCTCGTATGAGGTTTCCAGTTCGGTCGCCGATCTCGTGTCATTCAGCATGGCATTCGGTTCAGGTTCGGCACCAGGTTTGGGTGTCAGTCTCGCCGACCTCGCCGCCATTACTGCCACAGGCAACGGCACAAGCGTTGACAACGCTGCTGGCACCACCAATGGTGGAATCGCCCATCTGCATGTCACCGATGTCAGTGGCACCACCCCAACCCTCGCCGTAGTGATTCAACATTCAACGAACAACAGCACGTGGTCAACACTTGCGTCGTTCACCTCGGCGACAGCAGCCACCAGCGAGGCGATTGCGTTCACGGGTACAGTCAACCGTTACGTGCGCGCGTCATATACTGCGGGCGGCACCACTCCATCATTCACATGCCAGGTCAGCCTGGCCCGTAACTAAGGAAAAAACATCATGGCATTTGTAGCCGCTAGGTCAACATCGTTCAAACTTGATAACGCTGCCGGAACACTGACCGACATTTCGTCGTATGTGGATTCTGTCAGTGGTATCGCCAACACAACCGACATGGCCGAAACCACCACATTCGGTTCGACGTCAAAGACTTTCCAGGGCACCCTGCGAAATGGTGACTCGATCAGTATTTCGGGCAAATGGGATGCAACACTGAACACGCATATCACTGCGCTGCTCGGTCTCGCTACCTCGTCATCGTTTGACTACTCGCCCGCAGGTACCGCCGCTAGCACGCCAAAGTGCACTGGCGAATGTTTCGTGTCGTCATATGAGGTTTCAAGTTCGGTCGCCGACCTTGTGACATTCTCGTTGTCGTTGCAGATCACAGGCGCCGTCACGTGGGGCACGAACTAAAATGCTGACATGGCAGTTGTCAGTAACAAAAAACGACGGAACCTCACACAACTACCGAATCGGCGCACCACACATTGTGGCATTTGAGCGCGAATTCGGTATGGGTTTGGGGCGTGCGTTCTCTGAGGATCAGAAAATGGAACACATTCTCTGGTTGGCATGGACCGCCGACAAACGACAGAACCAGACATCACAAACATTTGACGACTATCTCGACACGGTTGCAGATGTTGACCTTGATGCCAACGTAAACCCTACCGACGGGACTCCCTGACCTATTTGGTGGCACAGGTAGCGGTCGAGACAGGGATCGCACCACAGGACCTCCTAGACGCCCCTGAGGGCATCTTTGAGGCGATGGTGGATGTGTTGCAAATGAAAGCGGATGAGTCCCGCAAACAGAACAGAAGGTGAATCGTGGCCGTAATACGCAGCGCAGACAGTGTGAATGTCACAGGTCTCGCTGAACTACGCCGTGAAATCAAAAAAGCGCAGCAGGCTGGCGGCCCTGACGGTACGCAACAACTCAAAGACCTGAACTATCAGGTGTCAGAGTTTGTCATCGGTAAAGCCAAAACGAAAGCCAGCAGTGTTTCAAGTATGGCGAGCAAGGCGGCGCAGTCAATGGATGCGTCGAAATCTGGTGTCGCTGCCAGGGTGAATGCTGGTGGTGCACGGTACCCGTATTTCGGTGGTGCCGAATTCGGTGCACATAGGAACCGCAAACGGTTGATCAAAAACACGGGCGGGCGTGCGACGATTGTGCGACAGAACGAATCCACGTCAAAGGTGCGCAAAAAGGTTGAATCGCAAACGCTGGCATATGACAAATATGGTGGCAGTAGCACGGTTCGCAAACGGGCACGCCAGGACTACGGCGCAACCGCAGTGAAAGTGGTTGGTGTGCGTATCGGTTGGAATCAGTTCAAAGATTGGCGAGGCAACAAAACTGGTGCGGGGTACTTCCTGTTTCCTACAGTACGGGCCAACATTGATGAGATAATAGAAATCTACGGCGACGGAATGAAAAAAATCCTCGACGATGTTTTCCCTGATTAGGAGTAAAAAATGGCGGGCACCCGCAAACTGAGTATCGAGATTCTAGGAAACGCCAAAGGTGCTCTCGGCGCGCTCGACGACGTGGGAAGTAAGGCGGGCGACCTCGGTGGCAAACTCGTTGACTTCGGAAAAAAAGCGGCACTCGGTATTGCTGCCGCAACTGCTGGCGCTGCCGTCATCGCCAAAGGTCTCATCGATAGCGCCTCTGATCTTGAGGAAGTCGCATCGAAAACCTCAGTGATATTTGGTGATGCCAATGATCAGGTCACCAAATTTGCTGAAGGTGCCGCCAAAACTCTCGGCCAGTCAAAGACCGCAGCACTGACCGCCGCCTCGACGTTTGGTGTGTTCGGTAAGGCGGCAGGGCTAACGGGCAATGATCTCGGCGCGTTCTCCACCGACCTTGTGGCGTTGGCGTCAGACATGGCGTCATTCGCTAACACAACACCGGAGGAGGCTGCTGAGGCGTTGGGTGCGGCGTTGCGTGGCGAATCGGAACCGATCCGCAAATACGGTGTCATGCTCGATGATGCGGCGTTGAAAGCCGAAGCACTTGCGATGGGTATCTACAGTGGCAAAGGTCCTCTCACAACGCAGCAGAAGGTGTTGGCGGCAAACGCAGCCATATTGAAGCAGACAGGCGACGCACAGGGTGACTTTGCTCGAACGTCTGACGGTGTGGCAAACCAGCAGCGCATCCTGGCCGCAGAGTTTGAGAATGTGAAAGCCTCACTCGGTAAGGCGTTGATCCCTGCGTTTGGGGCGGCGTTGGGTTTCATCACGAACAAAGTGATACCGATTTTTTCAAGCCTGGCGAGCATTTTTGAAAAGGATGGCATCGCAGGTGTCATTGAGAAGGTGAAAGAAAAACTCCCTGAACTGCGTGATGCGTTCATCGGATATGCGTCGGCTGCATACGAGTGGATCAAAGACGCGTACCCGCCAGCGTTGAAAGCGATCCTCGGTTTTGTTTATGACATAGGGCAGTGGTTCCTGAAAACTGGTCTGCCTTTCATCGCTGACAAAATCAGTGAAGGTGCGAAAGCGTTGTGGGAATGGATTCAGAAGGCGGCACCGCCAGCGTTGCAGCGCCTCGGTGAACTGATCGGTGATCTAGCGAACTGGTTGCTCGATGAAGGTCTGCCGATGATGGTTGACAAACTCATCGAACTCGGCGATGCGTTGGTGGCATGGATCAAACCGCAGATCGTGCCGGCATTGAAAGCATTGGGCGACCTGTTGCTCGCCATTCTTGATTGGGTTGTCACTGAGGCAGTACCAAAACTAGGTGCGCAGGCGGTCAAACTGGTTGGTGCGTTGTTGAGTTGGACCGCACAACTATTGCCCGAAGCGGTGAAAGGTTTGGGCGGTTTCGTTGTTGATCTAGTTAAAGCGTTACCTGGACTATTCGTCACCTTAGTTGCAAAGTTGGGAAGTATCGGCGGTGAGTTGGGTGGCTCGTTGGTAGATGGACTTGTTGAAGCCTTGAAAGGTTTGGCTAAAGGCGGTTTGAACATTGGTAAAGATTTTGCTAACGGCATTATCGGATTCATTAATACGGAAGTTATTCAAAAACTGAACGCCCTACTTAGTTTTCAGATTGGGCTACCTTTTGGGAAAAAATTTGATGTCAACCCGCCTGACCTGCCGGATATACCGGAACTAGCCTCAGGCGGTATCGTCACCAGGGGACCCACTCTCGCCCTCATTGGCGAGGCAGGACCAGAGGCCGTGATCCCGTTGTCACGTGGCGCTCAGTACGGTCTCGGCGCTGGTGGTGGAATGAACATCGTTGTGAATGTTGCTGGTTCTGTAACCACTGAACGTCAACTGGTTGAACAGATTCGTGTCGGGTTGTTGAAATCTCAGAAATCTGGAAGGGCAATGGTGTTATGAGCCTGCCCAACATCACTGTTTCGATTAGGCCAGATACATCCTTTATTGCAAGCGGTAACGCCGTTTTGGGTACAAGTTTGTTGGGCACTATGGTGCTCGGTCCAACTGCAAACGCGATGGTTGATCTAACAGGAACGGTCACTGATGTGAGCATTAAGCGTGGCAGAACTCGTGTCACAGACTCTTTTGATACAGGCACAGCATCGGTCACTGTGATTGACACCACAGGACAATTCAACCCTGATAACACTTCGTCAAACCTGTATCCGTATGTTTTGCCGTTGCGTCAGTTCCGTATCTCAACGGTTATTGATGGCAACCTCGTGCAGTTATTCAATGGCTACGTCAGTAGGTTCACATATAATTATCAAGTTGGTACAAACATCACGTATGTCACGATTGACGCTGAGGATGGTTTTCGCCTCCTCGGTCTAGCCAATGTTGAAACTATTGCTGGCGCAACTTTGGGTGAAGGCACAGGCAGTCGAATTGGCCGAGTCTTGACTGCTCTCGCTGTTCCGAACACTCTGCGCACAATTTCTACAGGTGAATCAGTTTTGTGGTATGACCCTGAGACTGTGCGGTCCGGTCTCGAAGCAATCCAACAGATTGAAGCAACAGAATTAGGTGCTTTCTTTATTGACACAGATGGCAAATATACTTTTAAGAGTCGTCACGAGATACAACAACTAGCATCGGGATTAGTAAACACTCCACTGGTTTTTGACGAAACAACTGGATTGCGTTATCGACAGGTGCAGGTTGGTTTCGATGATCAAGCCATCTACAACAGCGTGACCGTTCAAGGTGACGGCATCACTGATACTTCAGTATCTGATGCAACCAGTATCGCTGACTACTTCACCAGAAGTTATGTGCGTAGCGGTTCTCTGATAACAACTGATGATGAAGCATTATCACAGGCAACATTGTTGCTGAACTCTAGAAAAGACCCGTCACTGACATTGGACTCAATTCAATGCCAACCTTTAACAATGACACCTGCACAAGCGTATTCTGTGATAAACGCTGAACTCCTCGACCCTGTGACACTCACCAAAAACTATGCTTCAGGCTCAATAACACGAACATTGACCATTCAGGGCATCAGCAACGACATTGGGCCTGATACCTGGAATGTTACATTTGAACTGGCTGAACCTATTGGTGGCGATGCTTTCGTTCTCGACTCAACTACTGCGGCAATACTCGACACAAATGTGCTCTCTTACTAAGGAAAAAACATGGCTTACACAACACTGAGCGTTGCATATATCGACGGGGATGTTTTCTCTGCTGGCGACATCAACAATACAAACACCGTCGCTAATGCTTTAAGCAACGGCACAAACCAGGCGCTCATCACAACTCAGGGTGACATCCTGACAGGTGGCGCAACAGCAAACGCCTTAGTGAAAACTGCTGTCGGTTCCAATAACACAGTTTTTTATGCAAACAGTGCGGCCTCTGGTGGCGTTTCATGGGGTTTGATAACGTCAGCAATGATCACTGATGCCACGATTACTGGCACAGACATTGCTTCAGGCACAATCACATCGACAAACATTCTTGATGCCACAATCACTGGCACAGACATTGCGTCTGGCACAATCACATCGACAAACATTGCAAATGACACAATCGTTAATGCTGACATTAACTCTGCCGCAGGCATTGTTGATACAAAACTGGCGACCATCTCAACAGCAGGCAAAGTATCCAACAGCGCAACAACAGCAACAGCGAGTGATACGGCTTCAGCCATTGTCGCCAGAGATGGAAGCAATTCATTCTACGCACGCACAGGATATTTTGAAGGTGGTTATCTCGGCGGTCTTGACTACACAAACGCAGTAAGTGCTGGCAATTCTGGTTCCCTGACAACTAATGGTGATGGAGTTATTCGTGTTGGCAAATTCTCAGCAAATGTAACTGGTATCACGATCAACCAACAGGGTGGGAGTAGTCCTGGATATCACATTTCTTTCTATCGCAGCGGTACGAATGTCGGCTCAATATCTGAGAACGGCTCGACTACTTCCTATAACACAACATCTGACTACCGCCTCAAAGAGAATGTCAAAGACCTACAGGGTGCGCTTGCCACGATTGAGGCCTTGCAACCTAAGACGTACAACTTCATTGCAACGCCAGAAATAACCCAAGATGGATTCTTTGCACATGAACTTCAGTCGGTTGTTCCATATGCAGTCATTGGTGAAAAAGATGCACTAGATCAAGATGGCAACATCCAGCCACAGCAAGTCGATTACTCAAAACTCACTGGCTTACTTGTTGGTGCAGTCCAAGAGTTGTCTGCCCGTGTCAAAGAATTGGAGAAGAACTGATGCCGATTTCACCGAACGTAGATTTCTCTGCTGGCGCAGTATTGACCAGTGCGCAGCAGAACCGTTTCCCTCGTGGGGTGATGGCGTTTACGACTGTCACGGCAACTGACTCAACGATTACAAGTGAAGAAGTACAAATCACAGGTGCATCGTTCACTGCTGTTGCGAACCGTTACTACAAGATCACTTATTTCGAGCCGGGTATGTCTGCTACCAACACTTCAGGAAATGCTCGTATCAGATTGACGAACCTTGCTGGTGCTGTTCAGCAACTGCAAGTCTTCGCCGTTCCGTCAACGGGCGGTGGCTTTGTGCATATGGTCGCAGTCACAACATTGACAGCAGGCACCACAAACTTTGTTGCCACCCTGTCATCAGACTCAGGCACGATCACTGCTTCGAGATCAGCAACACGCTTTGCGTTTCTCTTAGTTGAGGACATCGGACCGGCATGACAGCAAACACAGCGTTCGGTATTAGCACGCCTGTCAATTCACGATCACTGAACAATGCTTTTGCTGATCTTCAAGCACAGATCACGGCCGCTAGTGGTGGGCCAATAGGTTCGATTATGATGTGGGCTGGTACTACTGCCAACATTCCTGCAGGGTACGCAGTGTGTAACGGTGCGTCATTATCAACCACAGGAACGTACGCACCACTGCACGCGTTGATTGGTTATCGCTACGGTGGAAGCGGTGCGAACTTCAATCTGCCTGACTTCACAAGTCGTGTGCCTGAAGGTATTACTGGAGTACCAACTGTTCCGACAACAGTTACAACTTCAGCATCGTCAGCGGTTGATGCTCACGTGCATACAGTGAACAGTTCTTTGACTGCTGGTAACGCCGCATCGCACGTTCACTCAGACAGTTTCAGTGCTGGTTCTGTGAACAGTTCATTTACCGCTGGTAACGCTAACAACCACACTCATGGAGTAAATGGCAATACTGGCAACGCCTCAGCAAACCATACTCACGTTTATTTCAAGCCGAACTCAGGTGCGAACAACAACACAGGTGGAGATGGCGCAGGTCATACTCACGGGTTCAACGTAACGTCGTCAGGCTCGAACACGACTATCGGTGTGAACAGTTCGTTCACTGCTGGCAATACGAACACGTCATTCACCTCAGGTGGTGTGAACACAGCAATCGGCGTGAACACGTCTCTCACTGCTGGCAACGCAAGCACGATCAACAGTTCAACACCAGCGCACACGCATACAGTCAACATCACTCAAGTGATCTTCATAATCAAGGTGGTCTAACTATGAGCATCGGCAACGCTTTCGGAACCCATGAAGGATACTTGAAAGTCATTGGCAACACCGACAACAAAGGTCTGTTCGCCTTTGCAAAACTAGACGACCCTAGAAACTTTATGGCCGATACTGATGTCACTCGACGATGCGACTTTGACCAACCGTTAGCACTCAGAGGCTTTCATCGTTGGGAGAACGATTCTTGCAACTGTGGTCTCACAACTGTTCCGTCCACAGTAAGCGGTGCTCACTTTGATCTTGAAGTATTGACCGCTTTGTTCGTTGTCGTCGATGCCACACCGGCAGGGTTGATCTGCTACTTTGAGTTCGCTGACGACGAAGACTTCTATCTCACTCAACGGGGCAACACCTTTACAAGAACTCTTCAAGAGCAGTTCCGTTCTCTCATTGAATGGAAGTACGCACACGAACATCTTGACAACAACGAAGAGATCGCTATCGCGGCGACAGCGATGCTAAATATCTTAGACGTACCGCAATCTATTCAAGAGTGGATTCTGTCTGACGTACCGAATGAGAAAGTAAACAGGTATCTTGAAGGCAGGACAGACGCACTGCAAAGAACAGACGACCCGATTCCCGACCTGACTGATGAGTTTAAGGAATGGTTACTCGATAGATTCAAGGTTGCAAAGAACTTTGGCGAACATCGACAGGAGGATTGAATGATGATAAGCGTTACATATCCCGCTGGTATATCAGGCTTGATTCAAGTTGTTGACGGTCTGCTTGACGACGAAGTATGTAGCAATTTCTTGACACGTATGGCTCAACTCTGGTCAAAGTCATTTGCTGGCCAAACTTTGGGTGGTGTTGACCCTAAAACGAAGTTGAGCGAAGACTTGCACTACAGCGAGAGCGTGCTTGAAAGCACTTGGAATGACGTTGACAAGCAACTCGATCAGCGTATTTGTCAAGCAATAACATCTGCGATCGCAATCTACAAACAGCAGTACCGTCATCTTGACAACTGGATTGAGGTTTCGGATTGCGGCTTTCAAGTACAGAGATACCCGAAGTCTTTTGGGTATTACAGACCACACGTAGATTCATTCCCATCGCCGTTCTCGACTATCAGTGACAGAGTGCTCGCAATGGTGATCTATCTGAACGATGTTGACTATGGCGGCGAAACTAATTTTCCGCTACATGAAGTCGCAGTGACCCCAAAAGCAGGGCGTATCGTGTTCTTCCCTGCGACGTGGACTCACCCTCACGAATCACGAGTACCGATATCGAGCGACAAGTGGATCATCTCTTCTTTCATCAACAACGTGCAACCAATGAACGTTGAGTCACGTGAACCGATTGAGAGCACGCATCAAGAGCACGATGATCACACGCATCACGAGCACGAGCATCACGAGCCACCGCTCATCCTCGGAGTGACTGAAGAGTTTGTTTTGGAGACATTATGAATGAACCACAGGTAGATGCAAATGAAGTCATCGAGGAGTTGCTCAATCAACTGAAGCAAGCAAACCTGCAACTAGCAATCGCTCGATCACTTATCAACAAATTGAATGCAGCGACTTCACAAGGGGACACAGAACAATGACCACATACCCTGTATTACCGATCATCATGCCCTCCGATTTGGTTGGCACGACAAACGGCAAACTGCCTGAAAACCTGTTGCGAAACATCAAGGCACCGAATGGGAAACTGCACAGCCTGGCCGCTACCGCATGGAATGCCATGCAACTCGCCGCCTACTTCGACGGTATTGAATTAAAGCAT